TCTGCGCCTGATAAACTTGCATTTTCAAAAGCAGTAATCATATCTGTTGAATTACAAATAACATTACAAACCTTATAAACTAAAAATTTTACCCCAGGCGCAACACCTTTTAATGAACTTGAATTTCCACCAACGATCCCTGCAACATGTGTTCCATGTCCTATTGTATCCATTGGATCGCTATCTTCATTATAAAAATCCCATCCCCCAACAAATCTATCACAAGTTCCTGCAAGAAATCCTGCACTATCACAATCCCCACCAAAACTTTCATGAGAATAATTAACACCAGTATCAATTATTGCCACAATTACCCCCTCTCCAGTAATATTTGATCCAGTACCATTTTGTAGATTCCACGTTTCATCTGCCTCAATCAAAGGCACTGCATCTTGTAAATCAGGATATTCTATTGTTTCTTCCCAAACATTCTTAACTCCTGGAAGAGCTTTTATTTTTTCAAGATCTTTTCTTTTTATTGTTGCACTTTCCCCATTAAGAACATGACTCCATTTATCTTTTACCTTAATATTATATCCCAACTCTCTTGAAATTGTATCACTCACAGTTTCTTGCTCACTAATTATTAATTGTTTATGATCTTCTTTAGAAATTGTTGTTTTCTTCATTTCCTTTTCTTTTTGAAATTCAACCCCAGACTTTTCCTCAAATTCAATAATAATTACAATCTCATCATCTCCATTTTTCTCAGAATCAATTCCATAAACTTGTTGTGGATCTAATGGTAATGAATGTTCTAAATAAGAAATTTTTTTTAAGATTATTTCCTCTTGGGAATCTCCTGTAAAACTACCACTAGCAATCAAAATTGCAACTAAAGAAACCAAAATTCCAGATGCTATTGCAATATTTTTCTTTTCCATTTTCCATTTTATGCTGCCCCGCAATCTTTGCCTCCACTAGGCCAATACATGCAAGAGTCTGTTGCGTTTGAGTACCAGTTGCATGCAGAATCAAGGCAAGTAATATTAACTGTTGTGTGAGCATCAAAATGTGTACTTATTGGTTGAAATAATCCAACTGCCCAATCATAGATTTGATCTGCTGTTGAATAATGAGTTGTATCACCATCACTAGGAGTTGCATTTGGAATATCCCCTGCAGAATCATACCAATCATCATCAATATTAAAATTGCTATCAGAACAAGTTATATGAGTTCCTGCTAAATCAGAACAGTCTACAACAAGATTTTCTCCATCGCAATTCATGCCATCTCCAACAACATCAGAACAATCAAAAGTTACATCCATTGTATTATCCCCTGTTTGATAAGAAACATCTACCCCACTTTCAGTATTTCCAGTCCACATTCCTCCTGCATAATCTTCTACTTGTGCTTGTGTTAATTGGGTATCTGCATCAGCATCGCTTAAACAATTTCCTCCTGTAATACAAACATCCATTCCGGTACTAACATTAATCGATCGATTAAAAAGCAAATTATAAAGTGATATAAAAAATACATTACTTCCATCTGCATAAATTTCTAAAAAGTTTGTGCCAGTTCCTACACTTAAATTTCCTGTAATATTCACATTCTCTGCTGCTGTTGCATTTGGTGCTAACCAATCCCCTTGATCAACCCAAAGACTATCTCCACTTCCTCCTGATGCATCTGTACAAAAATCATCATCTGGACCCCCAGTAATATTTCCACAATAAACAGAAGTCTTATTTGCCATTGGATAATCTGTTTCATAAAGGACATTATCACAACTTTGATCTGCGGAACAATTTCCAATAGTTGTGTCTGCATCTGTACAAAAGTCATCATCAGGTCCACCTGTGATATTCCCACAATAAGGGGTTGTTCTATTGGCCAAAGGTAATTCAGTTATATGTATTGCAAGAGGATCTACCTCTTCTCCAGAAGGAGTTCCATATCCTTTTGAAATTGCAATCCAGTCCACATAATAATGATTATTAATATTTCCATTTACTGATTTATAAATTCTCATTTGAACTACCCCTCCACTTATATGCTCTGAACTATCGAATACTGGTTGAGTAATTGTTGCAAAAGATGCACTTTCTCCAACAGCAGGATAATCTTCCCAGGCACTTGAATCATAATTCCACATCTGAATAAGAGGATAAGCTCCAGATAAAGAACTTGTTTTATATCTTATAACTCCTTGATTAAAAGAAGATATCCCAGTGAAATTAATTCTTAAATCTAATCCTGGACTTCCACTTACTTCTGTAAAATTAAAAGTAACTCCATCATAAATTGCATCCTGGTGTTGAGTATCTGCTAAAGTCCCAGCATTTACTGTTCCTGCCACTGTCTGACTTTGGGTTGCATTATAATAAGTTGTTGATAATTTACTATCATTGAAATCTAAATCATCCCCTGTTTGAATAAGCCAATCATCTACCCATCCTGAAACTCCTGCCCACCATGTTGAGGCATTAACATTAAGATCTCCTTCACTTGTTGTTAAAATATAATTAGACATATTATTATCAATTTCTGTTCGATTATATGTTTCTGTTTTATTATAGACTTCTGTTTTCAAATAATAATTAGCAAAATCAACTGCTGCATTTACAATAGAAGTAATATGGCCATAAGCATCAACTAAAATATCTTGAATAAAAGTATTTCCTGAGTTATCATCGCTTGCTTGACTACTGGTATCTGAGTGATTGAATTGAGTTCCTACTAAAGAAATTCCTGATCCATTAGAATAAGTTGTGTCTGAATCTCTAGCGTCGATAGTTGCATTTAAAACAGTCTCATTAAGAATAAAATAATTAGAACCATTCAAAGTAATATAATTCTCACCAGCATAATAAGTTGTTCCGGCAATCATCTCTGCCATATCATAACAACTTGTAGAATTACAAAAATAAGCAGCCGTTATATTTCCCGAAGCTACAATATCTTCAATAGTTAAATTTATTGCATTTTTAATAGAATAAGTGTCTCTTAAATTAATATCTCCTTGTGGAGTAAAATCTACAGATGAAGCAAAAGCTATACAAAATAAAAATCCAAATATTCCCAAAAGAATTATAAATTTTTTATCCATATTTTAATTTAAGTTTCTTCTCAACATCATCTCTAAACGGAAGATCTCCTCCTTTTTTAATTTCTTCAATTAATTTTTCTTTAGTTCCCCAAGTTACAATATCTTCTGCTGTACTATTTCCAATACCTTTAATTTTTGTTAACTCTTTAAAAAATAAATCATCTGGGGTATAATTTTCTTCAATTTTTTCTTCTTTAACTACTTCTTTAATTTTATCATCAATTTTTTTAACATGAGGAACATCATACATTTCAAGCCAAACTAAAGCTTTCTCAGTTGGAACTTCTTCTCCAACATTATACCCTCCAATTTCTTTGATTGCTTTATACATTTTTTCTCTTTGTTTCTTTAATTGTGTGTTCAAGGGGTTGTTAAAAAAATCAACCCACAAAAACAAATTATGACCTTCGATAAAAAGAATAATAAATTATTCTTCAAACCAAATTTCACCAGTAGTTGTTCCGACAGTAGTACTATTGAAAGCCAATGTAGTTCCAGAGCTTGTGTAAGCAATACCAGTGGTTTCCTCAACAACTCCATCACTACTAGAATCAATTGTACATGCATTCCAGTAAAGAGGTGTTCCAGCCTGAAAGTTTGTAGTAAGAATCCAATCCTCAGCAGTAACTTTTGTAAACTTAAAAGTATACTTAACTAATCTCATTGGAGTCCCAGTCATTCCAGTACTAGGGATATACGTCTTTTGAACTATAGTTGGGGTTATTACAGCAGCAACCATGTTTATTCCTCATACCAGATCTCGCCGGTAACAGTTCCAACATTTGCGTGAGTAAAAGTTAACTTAGTTCCAGTATTTGTATATGTAATACCAGTGGTTTCCTCAACAACTCCATCACTACTAGAATCTACAACGCAAGCTTTCCAATAAAGTGGAGTTCCTGCTTGGAAATACGTTGCTGTTACTATCCAATCGCTAGTAGTCACCTTTGTAAATTTAAAGGTGTATTTCACTAACCTCATTGGAGTTCCAGTCATTCCAGTACTAGGGACATATGTCTTTTGAACTATTGTTGGTGTTATTGCAGCAGCAGTCATTGTACTTGCCCGGAGTTTTGATTATTGTTTTTCATTTTTTTCTCCTTGTTGTATTTAATTTTGCTTCTTTAATCTCTCGCATTTGAAAGAGTGAAAATAGCCCCAAAAAATAAGGGCTATAATCAAAATAGTATTATCCTTAGCTTAACTACGAAGTAGCACAGCCATAGATTTGAACCATACGTCTCGGAGCTCTATTGTAGACAGCAAGATAAGTCTTTATGAAAGCATCTTCGCTATCAGCAGTCTTACCAAGTTTCTCTATTGTAGGCGGGATCCATATAGCAACTCTATGTGTTTCTAAATCAACAAGCCACCAATCGTCAGTGTTACAATCCTTGTCTTCAAAAACAGGGATTCCATCAACGAAAAGGTCAGTACTAAATCCAAAGTCAGTATCCTTTGCAGTCAACATCCTTCTGCTATCATCAAACTTACCCCTCATCATATCTCCTTGGGTATGGTGTGTGATAAACACAAGGTTCCTTTTATTAGCACCTTCCACAACTGCATTTCTAATCGCAGCTCTCAAATTAGTCATCGAAACGACTGTTGAGGCTTGATTAATATAGGTATTTCCTGCAGCTGCAGGAGATAACAAATTAGTTGTGCTTCTTGTTAAGTTATATAGAGTTGTGTTTGTTGCACTATCAGTTATGTATTCAAATCCAATTGGTGCTGCAACAGTTTCTAATCCAACCTCTGCGAACAGAGCTGCATTAAGAACAGCCAACATATCAACTGCAGAATCCATTACTTCTTGCGCGAACACATCACTTACAGGGCCTCCACGAGCAGCAGCAATCATGTCTCCATCAACTGAAACACCAACTTGAAGTTTCTTAAACTTTGTTTGATATTTTAGCCTGGTTACATTGTCTGTAGCAACGGAATTTCCTGTATAGAAAGACGCACTTGCATTAGCTGCAGTTTTAAGGGTAAACTGAACTTGGTTATTTCCTTTTTTGCTATAGTCATCCTTAGCTAAAAGATTCCAGGTAACAGTTGCTTGGTTTAGGGCATTATAGATTACAGGATCATAAACATCTTGTAGTTCCGCAGAACTCTGAAGATAATCTGTGTCTGAATTCTGATTTGTAGTAACTCCTAATCCTTTAAACTCTAAGTTTGTACCATTCACACCAAAGCTTTTATACTCTCTACTTTCACAAGCAGATGTACTTGCTGATTGCCAATCTATTTTTTTTAGATCACAAACTGCAGCAGCTCTTCGGAATTGTTCTTTTAACTCAAGTTTTCCAGGGTTTTCAATTACTTCCCTAAATTCCTTAATCTCAAGAGAAACTTCTGCAACCTTATTAGATGGTGTATTATCTTTCAATACTTTTTCTTTAATTTCCATCTTGCTAAGAACACCTTCCGCAATTTTTGAAGCTGTTTTATCTAAAAGCTCTTTTTCTTCAAGCTCTTTTTTTCCAGCTTTCCATTTACGAAATTCTTTTTGTTCACTTGCATCTTCTTCCGATATACCTTCAGGTTTATTTGAAGGTTGGTCAACACCACCCTTCTCAGGTTGGCCTTGTTCTTCTTCAGAAGAAGGTTTGGCAACAGATTTTAAAGCTTCGTCCTCTTTAACTTCTTTTTTATCCATTTTTTTAACCTCCTTTAATTTAATTGTTTTTTCCATTCCAACTAACTCCTTGAATTCCTTAAACCCATACGCTGTAGCAACAGCATTTGGATTTTTTGGATTACTCGCTGCAGTATAACCTGCAAGACGAGTAGCCGGCAAAAGAATTCTAACAAGGTTGTCTCCAACCCAATCAAAGTCAGTTGTCATAAACCCGTCGGTATCGTAGGTTATGGAAAATGAATCAAGAGATCCTTCTTGAAACTCTCTAATTATTCCTGGAGTTGCAGGATCATCTTTTAATAATTTTGTATCAACATATAATCCATATTCCCCATCAGTTAAGGTTATTACCCTTACAGGAGAATTTTCAACATCTGCTTCTCCAAAATATTCAGGAACAAATGGGTGCCCTTCACTATGGTGCACACCCATAACTCTAGCTTCTTTTGTTGAATTCATTTGCTCGGCAAAACTTTCTAAAGTTGATTTTAAAATTCTATCAGGAATGTCTACACCATCTTCTAAATCAACATTGTCTATATGAGTTGTTGCAATTAATCCTTCAACATGAAAACAACTTTCTGATTCCTTTACCTCAACACCAATAATATTACAAAGAAATTCTTTTTTCTCTTTTCCTTTTGGAAAAGGTTTTGTATCATCATAACCTTTTTTACTTAACCAAGCATAGTATAAACTATCTCCTTTCTTTCCATATTGTTTAACAAATCTTGCATGTATTTTTACAAAGTCTGGATGTTTTGGCATTTTAAATTCAAGGATTTATTTTCTTGCCTCCTGCATTTTGTTGATTTTTATTTTGAGTATCTTGTTTCTTTTTTGCTTTATTTTTTGCATCTTGATTTTTCATTACATTGTCATTAGTCTCTAAATTTTGCATAAGCATATTTGATTTCATTTCTTCTTCCTCTCTTTGTTTTTTTTGTTCTTGGGCCTCTTTAATTATTTCTTCATCAATCTTTAAATAATTACCTGCTTCTTCAATAGTCCATAAACCAAGCCTTAATCTTTGTTCAGCAACAGAAGTCATCTGCATTGCATTCTGAGTTTCCCTAACTTCATCCTGGAGATAACCTCTTCTAAATTTCATCTCTACACCAAAATGAGGTATCCAAAGATCACGATTAAAAGTTGATTCAAGTTTACTTTGCCAAACACTTATTTTTCTCCAATAACCAGTGTCTGCAAGACCCCCAGAATCTCCCCCAGCAGCTGCTTTTCCAACCAAAAATGGAATACGATTTACTGGGACCCCATACATCATTGCAAGAACGCTAGTTAAATATAATCCCAAATCTTTATTCTCCATTTGATGTTCAATCTCCATTAATTTTTCAATAGATAGATCTCCTGTGAAAACCATGTTTCCATGTTTATTCTGAATTTTTTTATATTTTGTAAGAGTGTCAATTAAATATTTATGATTTTTACTTCCAGCAAGTTCTTTTGGAAGAATAAAGACATTGTCTGGCTTCCCCCCATTTTCAAAAAAAGAAACATAATTTTGAGTAATCAACCAAAGTAAATAAATTTCAGAAAGGATGGCTTCCATTGGGGGAAAGGGCATAACCTTCCCATCAAAAGGCATTAATTTGAAAACAAGAATTTCATCCGGAGAAAATTCTTTTTTATTAACTCCAACTCTTTGAATGTATTTTAAAACCTCATACTCATCGGTATGAATTGACATTGTACTTGCAGCAACGTGCCTCAACTTTTTAACCATCTTTTCAGGACTATCTTTTCTAATTAATTTCACCATATGATCTGCTTTATATTCTAATTCTTCAGCCTTTAATTCAGGCATAGTTTCTCTCACAGCAAGTTGACAAAATTCTTTCAATTGAGTTTCATCAATTTTTCCAAGCCAATTATAACCAATACCATTAATAAGTAGATCATAAATTGTTTCTTCAGTAACATCCATTCCTTGATTAAGCTCCCAAAATGCTTTAGCTTTCAATACTCTATTTCGCCCAGAAGATTTATCAAGAGGATTAAAATCAACTTGATCACTAATCATATCTGTTGCAATAATTCCTAAGAAACCCATAAGTTGAGGAGATCTCCTCGCCCATTTCATAAATGTCTTAAAGGTATTATTTTCAGCACCAGAATTAAATTCAGAGTACCTTTCAATAAAAAGAGAATTTAATAATGGGAGATGTCTTGATCCTTGCGTCTTATTTGTCTTTTGTAGGTATTGTTGTATTTGAACCATCTTTTCTTAATCTCCAATAAATACTCAACAATTGTTTAATCGCGAATCCCCAAGCCAAAACAGTTATCAAATTGAACTTCCATCCAATCAAAGCCCACACGACAAAGTTTATTACAAACCCCTCGATTAAAGCTTCTATAACCCACATTGATGTATCATTTCTTATTGCTTCAAAATCAACTTCTTGAACCCACAATCTAGGTTTTTGGATGATTTTATTGCAAATTGTTTTCAACACGATTAACTTATCACTGATGTACTTACTAATCTTAAACCGAGGATTATATTTAAACTTTTCGGTATCGTGAGACTCTAAGGGAATAAAAGAGGCATTTCTAATCCTTTGATGAATCAACGAATTCTGCCTTGTTTCCTTTTTTATAGCTTTCATCATATGCTTCTCTAATGATTTTTCCATCATAATAATCTTTTTCAATCTCAATAATATCTTCTTCTCTCAATTTAAAATCAGCAAACAGCTCTTGTTTTGCAAAATGTGCATTCCTCATGCTCATTATTGCCTGCATTTTTTGTAAAGCATATTCTGACCTTAAAAACTCTTCAGATTTCAAACACCCGTCGATATCCTCTTTAATATCTTTACTTTGGATTTGAACTGCAATCATGTTACATCTAGCCAAATAATATCTTCCATTGATTATGTTCCTGATATAATCATTTTTTTTATTTGCTAACCTAAGTTTCATTCCAAAAGCAAGTTCTTTTTTTTCTGTCTCAGTTTTATTTTTTTTAATCATCATCCTTAACCTCCTTGCACTTATATTTGAATAAGCAATTGTCTGTTAACTCAAAAGGTTGCCCTGGAAGCTTAGCAGTTTCTAAATCTAAAGCAATGCATAATTCTGGCTTTTTATCTGGATGTCCCTCACAATGTAGATCTTTTGTCAAAAGTTTACAATTATGAATGTACATTACTTTTCTTCCAACAACAACAATTCTATCTTTTCTAAATCTTAAAAATCCCCGAAGATACTGAACATCTCTAAGAGAATAATATCTCCAATCTGTGAATGGTTGTTTAACTTTTACGGTAATGTACATTCCAGGCCTTTCTAATTCTTTTGGATCAATATTCAAAAAAACAATCTTACAACATTCTGCCTTGCAATGATGGTGCCACTGAGTACATTCACTACATTTAGATGCTTCAGCATATCTTTGTTTTTCTTCTTCGCTAATCATATTATCACCGCCGAAATTGGAAGATTCTCTGGCTGGATTATCAAACTGCATACCCCCGCAATTGCATCTGGAAAATCATCTCTATCTTTTTCATTTTCGTGATGGACTTTTAAATGGCCTCTTGGAGATCTCTCAAACCTCAACATACTCAATTGTTTATCACATTCCTTCATATAAGGAATCTTTATTCTTTTTTGCTCTGCAAGTAATTTAAAAAGAGTGTAAATCCTGGATTTATTTTCCAAAGAGAATTCAACAGGC